AGCTACTGCACCCGGTACTGCTAATGAAGAGAATCCCTTAACGAATGCAGAACCATGACGTTCAGGATCGTTGATAGCTTGTACTACACCAGCAAGACCTTGTAAGAAAGTCTTGTTAGCTAAGTTGTTAGCAAGTGCAGCAGTTACTTGAGAAGCAATCTCACCTGCTTTTCTATCGTTAGGATTCTTAGCTACTGTATCCTGAAGAATCTTCATACTATCAGCTACGAAACCTAGTGTAGTTGCAAGAGGTTCAATACGACCATAAGGAATCCACTTATCACCTACCTTGATAGCATACTCAGGAATACCTGCAGCTTGCATCGCAGCACGTTTGCCCGGATCTTTAGGGTATGAACCAGTGATCTCATTATTGAATACGTGTTGTGCTAGTGTAACTGCAGCAGCAGTACCCATCACAGTTCTTGCTGCTAGTTGTTCTTTAGTTAAATAAGAAACACGCTTAGGATTTCCTTTAGCATCATACTTAATACGTCCATCTGCACCACGAAGAATACGAGTAGGTGTCATGCCGGGTACTAGGTTAAGACCGGGGATGTAACTTACACCTTCTTTAAGAATGTTGATTGGTGTTTTAACGAAAGGAATAATCAAAGCAGCAGCTGGATTGTTAGACTTTAACTTTAACAAATCGTTACCTAGCTTACCTAAGTCAGCTTGAAAAGTATTTAACTTAGCATACTCTTTAGCTGCATCAGCAATCTGCTCTAGTCTACGCTTACTTACTCCGGGAATATCAGCATTAGCTAACTGTACTGCCCAGTCCTTATCACTAACATCAATCTTCTTTAGTGCATTATAGATGTCACGTTCTTGTCCCTTAAATCTACCTGAGTAAGCTAGTTTATGGAACTGATCATACAACTCCATCTTACGGAAGTATGTCTTAAAGAACTCATCGATACCTACTGATGGACGAGTACCTACTGTGCGGATAACATTACCAAGAGCTTGTTCAGCCTTGCTTGCACCCTTCTGTCTACCAATAGCACCAGCTATGTCACCAATGTTGTCAAGTGATTGACCTTCTAAGAAGCCAGTCTTACCAAAAAATAATGCTTCTCTAAATGCATCAGTCAATGCTGATAATGTAGAACCTGCTCTGCGGAAGTCTAAGAATCTAGATGAACCGGGAGTAGCTGTAAGGATAGCAGCTTCTAATCCATTCAATAGCATCTTAACAGGAGGAGACAATGCGTTAACTACTGCAGTCTGAATACCTGAAGTATAGATGTTTGTGATTGCCTCTGAGAACTTCTGACCTAGTGTAGGATCTTTAATTAATTTATTAGCTGCTTTACCTAATGCTTTATCTACATCAATAGAACCGTCAGCACTTGCTGCTTTAAGTTTACGAACCATATCAACCATGTCGACAGCACCGTCAGAATCAATCCCTTTACCGCTGTTCTCTAACATGTTCATAAGAGACTTCATGTTACCAAACAACTTAGTGCTTGCTTTATCAGACAATACACGAGCAGCTTGTGATTTGTTACCTAACATCTGAGAAGCGACCATCGTGAACTGATTGAATGAATCACCCACTAACTTAGCTGCGTCTTTAGCAGACACACCTGAGCGAATTAAGTCATCATAAAACACATCAATGTTTTTAATCTGATTTAATTGTCCACCTAACCAAGGCATGATTGCTTCTTGGAATTGTTGTGGTAGAATTAAACCATTTCTACCTAAGAATGCAGCGATAGCATTAGGAACAGGTACATCAATATTCTGAGGAGCACGTAATGCTTGGATATCTTCAAAACGTGTCTGCATAAAGTTGATACCATCAGAGAACTTCTCGATATTCCATTGCTTTAATGCACCAATGTTACGCTCATAGAAAGGATTAGTTTGATCTAATGCACCTTGAATCTTCCAAATAGGAAGCTTACCGAATTCTACTTCAGTGGTGTATCCTTTGATTGAATTGAAGAAGTCAGACCAGTCACCTGATTGTGTACCTTTAGTGAAAGCTGCTTCAGCTTCTTCTCTAGCTAATGGATTAGCAGAGTCAACAGACATCTGATCAAACAATCCTTTAAACTCTGCCTTAGCTGGAATAGAGTTTGCAGCATTTACATTGATATCATCAGCAGCGTTTGCTTCTATCTTAGCAGTGTTCTCAGGGAATAAAGAATTAACAGTCTTCGGATCATCAAGCTTGATACCAGTATCTTCCTGAATAACTTTAGCTACTTCATCATCAGTCTTAGCACCTTTAGCCTTAGCTTTCTCTACTAATTCTTGAGCAGCTTTACGACCAAACTTGCTGGACAATACACCTAACAACATACTAAGTGTACCTCCAACACCGAGACCAACAGCAGCATTTAATAAGCGACTATCTTCTTCTTCATAGGTAGGTTCTAATGCACCACCAATACCACCTGCTATTGAACCTGCTGCAGCAAATCCTTTAGCACCTTTAAATAATAAAGTACCCGGAACTAATGTAGAAGGGTTTACAAGACCACCTGCTAGTGTACCTAATACACCTGACACAGGGTTCTCTGAAGCCATTTGTCTACGCAGAGATTCAGAAGCTGTATCTAACTCAGTTAAGCCAGTTAGTTGACCTAAGCCTTTTATCTCAGAACCTACTTCTTGTTTAGCAGAGTTTAAGAAAGTTTCAAACGGAGTGGCATTAGTTGCATTTAATGAAGAGATTACATCTCTATAACCCCATCCATCTTGACGAGCAGCAGTTAAATCAAATCCTGCATTTTCAGCTAAGGCTTCTGCTATATCTTTATCAGTCCATCCGTCTTTCTTTGCTGCTAAGACATCAAAAAAAGCCATTATTGAAACCTCACACCAGTGCCCATCAAACGAGAAAGTTCTTTTTTACGATTCTCATATGCAGCAGTAATACTATTACGGAACTCAGGATTGGTCTCTAGTAATTGTTGGTTCTGTCCTGCATAATCAGAAAGCATTTTTATAATAGGATCAGCTTCAAGACGATATGTACCTGAATTCTGATTGTAAGCGGACATGTTAGGTGCTGACATATCTGTAGGTGCATTAGCTACTGTAGGAGATACTGGAGCAGTGGACGGTGCAGCAGGTGCAGCAGGTGCAGCAGGTGCAGCAGGAGAGTTAGCACCACCAACCATATATTTACTTGTATCTAACTTACCTTCCGGCTTTCCTTTTCCATCTGTTTTAGCAGGAGTAGAAAACTGTTTAGCAAGTGCCTCAGGAACAGGTACATATTCAGGATCTTTTTTACCTGACTTATCAAACTTCCAGTTACCTGCTAAAGGATTGGTAGGATCTACTGCTTTGTATTCAAACTTATCATCATTAGCTAGTTTATTCTGATAACTAATGTATGCTTTATCTTTCTGAATAGCTACCTTCTTACCTTCAAGAGATAGTTCTCTATCTTGTGTTAGACGTGCACTGAGATTAGCTAAACGATTAGCTTCGGGTTCGTTACCTTGCTCTAGTGCAGAAGTAATACGACCTGCTAACAACTCAGGGTTCTTCTCAAATAGTTGTGTCTCTTTAAGTTGTAAGTCCATGCCAGTTGTTCTAGCTTTCTGTACTTCTTGAGCAGCCATTAAAGCTTGTTGTCCTAACTCAGGATCTTGTGCATAAGCTTTCTGTAGTGCAGAATAGAACTGTTCAGGATTAGAAGCTGGATCAATCTGACTAGCTATCTGATTATAGATACCTTGAATCTTTGTTACTTTGTTTAACAAAGGATCATTAACATCAAAGAAGCCTCTATCATTAGCTAAGTTAGATATTCCACCACCAAGCAACCCACCTAAACGAGCAGCTAGTTGTTGTTGAGGATTAGATATTCCTGAATATTGTTTTTCACGATTAGCTAATGCTTGTTGTAATACAAGAGCTGGATCTGAATTAATATTTAATTGTTGTGATGCTAAGTTGCCCATGATTATTCCTTATCTAAAGAAGCCAAAGCCAGCATTTTGTGCAGCTAACTGTCTTGTTTGATCTGATCCAATATTAGTACCATATGTAAATGCTGTCAAAGGATTACCAAATGCGTTTCCTAATGATGAGAACATACCTCCTCCACCGCCAGCTCCTCCACCCATACCACCGCCCATACCACCTGAAGCTGCAGCAATAGCACTAGATAAGAACTGAGAGTTCATTGCGTTAGCTTGCTGGATACCTTGGTACTGTGTATTAGCAGCTTGTTGCATACCTTGGTTGTACATCTGAGCACCTTGTGCTTGACCCGGTTGAGCAGCAGTGCCTAATTGTAATCCTAGTTGATAGGGTTGTTGAGACATCTGTTCTATTTGTCCTGACAAACCTAACTGAGCTTGTAATGGAGATAGAGCACCTACTTGTCCTTGAGCTGCAGTACCTAATAAACCTGCTCCTGTACCATACAAACCAGCAGCTTGTGCCTGACGTTGTAGACCCATTTGATCTGCTTGAGCAGCGATCTGTGCATCTTGCTGAGCCATTGCATTATAGTAAGCAGCCAATTCTGGATTAGTTGATTGCATGCCTGTTGATGTACCACCGGTAGCTAAACCACTACGACCACGTTGGAACAAGTTATTACGAAGACCTGCTAGTTGTTGTTCACGACCACCAGCTAATAAACCTTGTTGAGATTGAATGTATTGTTGAGCAGCTTGCTCAGGAGACTGAGCTAAGTATTGCTGACCAACATTAAATAGACTTGTAGCAGCTCCGGATAATGGAGCATACATTGATCCTAGTTGTTCTGCTTGAGTTAACTGATCACCGAACTGACCAAACAATCTATCTTGTAGAGAAGCGAACTCAGGAGCAGCTGTATAACTACCTGCTGCAATATAAGGCATTCCTGTAGCTGGATCAATCTCACGAGTAAACTCAGATGAACCAAACCTAGTAGTCATCCCTACTGGTCTAAACGCAGCAGCAGCAGCGGACTCTTTAGCAGCTTGTGCCTGTTGAGCAGAAGCAGCAGCAGCAGCTTTCTTTGTTGCTCCAGCTCCTGTAATAGGATCTAAAATACTACTAACTAAACTACCCATTATAAACTCCTTGTGTAGACATAGCCTACTTTTCCATTGTTTAAATTCATTTTATCTATGATACTCCATCCAGTTACTTCACCAAACTTAGCTAACTTCTTATTATCTTCTTCTACTAATGCTACTATAGGAATATTAACTAAGTACTGTAATAAGTTTAAATCTTCTAAATACTTTTCTTTTACTTTACTAGACCACTTACGTACATCTGTATGAAACCACAACATCCCTGCAAAGTTCTCTAAATACATTGTGTAGTCTTGTTTATTTACTACTGGTATCTTCATTAAACCTTTAACCAAACATCACCGTCTGTTCCACCAGTAGGATCAGAAGTAGACACAGTACGTGTACCATAACCCATTGATGTAGATGCAATAGAAATTGTTCTATTAGCACTTAAATCTCCACCACCTGTTAATCCACCACTAGCAGTTATTGTAGTTGTTTTATCTGCTTTAGAAGTAGTAAGTGTATTTATCTGTGTTTGAATAGCAGATGTCACACCATCTACATAGCTTAGTTCAGTACTAGATACGTTACCAATAGAAGTACCGCTAGGTAAAACTACAGTACCTGTAAATGTCGGTGAATTAGTATCCGCTTTACTGGAAACAGCAGAAGCAACAGCTGTTAACTCATCATCAATTTCAGCACCACGAATAATCTTACTCGCATTACCGGTAGGTAAAGTATCTTTAACTGTAAAGTTAGTACCTTTAATATAGTTACTCATTATACGATCCGTCCTTGTTTAACGTATACATCAATCTTTTGAATAGAAATAGGTTGCCCATTAATCTGTGTTTCAAAACCAAACTGCAGTACTTTTCCTCGACCATGAGCATTTACTTTCTTTTGATCGATCTCAATACCACCTGAGTATTCTGCTAAACCATATTCAGCAGATCCATACTCATAAATAACTTGATCACCTAGCGTTACCGTTTCAGTACGATAGTTATTCTGATAATCAAAACCCCACTTAACAGCTACTGGTTGAGCTACACCACCCACCATTGTAAATCCAATCTTCTTTAGAATCTTCTCAGTTGTTGGAGCACCGAAGTCAATATAGTTACCAAAGTAACTAAAGAAGTAAGTAGACGTATTATCTAAATAGCCATCGTACTCAGCAACATATCCGGGAGTTCCTAACAACAACATACGATCAGAGCCTGAGAACATAGCAGTAGGTGCAAGAGTCCATATAGTTGGCTTAGCTGCACCTTCAGGTAATGGCGATCTCATGTCAAAGCAATAACTTAGTTTAGCTGTAGGGAAAGATATTACATAGAATGCTTCTTTCTCATTGTAAGCTGCTCTTACGTTCTTAAGGTCTTCACCCGGTAACAATGATAATAAATCATCACGTACATTTTTAGAGATATCACGCATAGGCATAGACTTCTCTTGTACAGTTCTAGCAAAGCTACGAATACCTGAGTCAGATAAAAACAATACATCAGTAGAAATAGATTGGATAGAGTGTTTAGCAATACATCCAATACCATTAATGCTATCAGATAAAGACATAGTATTAGGATCTTGAGCACCTTGATATACTAAAACTTGTCTTCTTCCAAATATAATTAAGAATCCATTATGAGCAGCTAGTCCAGTAATTTCGTCAGCACCATTCGTCCAAATAGAAGATACATCAAGTGTTCCTGAAGTACCGGTAGACCAATTAGCACCATCAATCAAATCAGAGAATTGAATTGTTTGTTTATCAGCAGATGTTGAAGCTATCCATAAACGACCATAAGCACTTAAAGCAATGTCGCATTCTCCAATAGTGCCTAAGTATCCTGATAACTCTGATACTCTTTTATATGTTGTTGTGCTTGTTAAAGGATCAAATACTAAAGGAGAATGTCCTTCTTGTAAGAAGTAAACCTTATCGTTTAGTGCTGCAATAGACCAGTTACTTGCTGTAATTGTAGGAGCAGTTCCTCCTCCACCATAAGTTAACTCTGAGAAAGTACTACCTACAAGTTTAAATAATTTATTATTACCTGTTGCAAGTATGTACTTAGTACCGTCACCTGAAATTAACTCATAGATATTTTTAACAGGATTAGATCCTAATGCTCCAAGTGTAGCATGTCTTGGCTGCCATCCTTTACGAGAACCAACACGTCCTGACTTATCAATAACTACATTAAATGCTTGTAAAGCATAACCGTTATTAAGCTCAATACTCGATTCTTGGGTGTTTAATCCATAAAATCCGGGAGCTACGATCGAGGAGGTTATTAAACTTTCAGACATTATGAAGCAATCCAAGTAGATTCTTCAATGTATCTCTGTGATTCCAAAGCAATCGTATCGGCTAATACCTTTAAGTATTGTCCATAAGCATCTCCTGAACCAATTCCTGCATCTTCACCACGTTCTGCTAACGCTCTTGCATAAGCACCTAGAATAACCGGCTGACTTGGTACAAGCATGTCATCTGTATTAGCTACTAGATCAGCTTGAGGAGTTACTACGTTAAAATAAATATTGTAAGCTGCATTCGGAATAGGGTATAAATCTACTTGAACATCTCCTGTAGAAGATTGTCCATTAAATGCATAATATCCGGGAGAACCTGTTTGAGGTGATGTAGTTAATAATAACTGAGTCATTTGACTAGAAGGAGTATTTTCTAAAAATACCTTATCAGAATTATTCCATACATCTACTACTTCAAAGCGATGTCCGCTACCAACTAATAC